GATTAGCTGTGCTGCTGTTTCAATCTCCATATTGTTTTTCTCACAATAATATACAACAGCATCAATGTATTCCATTTTCTTCTCAGAAACAAGAACTTCTATGTCTTTAAGAAAAAGCTTAACATCGACAACAGTGTTGACTTTGATTTCACTCATTTGTAGAAAATGTGATCGCCTATTTGAATTGTTTTTTGATATTTCCATTGTGGTCTCACATATGTTGCATGAAAAAAAGTTGCGCCGTGCGTTGGGTCTTGAGCATCATCATACTTATACCAAACATGACGGGCAATGTTATACGACTGTTCCCAAACTGCATTATTTTTAGATTTGCGATTTTCACAAACCCATGAAAATTGACACAGCTTGGAATCCTTTTGATACACGATACTGCACACATCTGAAGGCCACCGACCAGCACGTGCTCTATTAAGTGTAACGTACGCAACAGCCTTTTTTCCTTGAATAGGCTGATTACCAGCTTCGTAATAGATATTATCGGCAAGACATGCAATCTGCCGTTTATGATCATTATACTCCGATTTTGAAATAACGTTCTTTCGAGCTTCAGGCGCAGTCAGTATTGTGTGAAAAAGTATACCGAGCACACAGACGAATATAAAAGTAGCCGCTCCTAGCAAAGGCTTCATAAGCACCTCCTAGTTGTAGGTTTTTATATCAGGTTTTTTTGTTGTATTCAGCCATGTAGACGCGTTCCCTCAATTGAGAAGAACTAAATTCATGAGCACGTCTATTGTAATAAACTTCAATCGGTAGGTTGCGACCAGTAAACATCTTGGTCTTGTATTCACTACCGAGAATTCGAACATCAATTGGCATTGTTTTGAGAATTGCTACGAGATCCTCCTCTGTCTCATACACAATCGTTTCGTCAACGTATTTACATGCCGCAACCTGAATCTGTCGTTCAATCAGTGATTGAACCGGTTTGTTTTTTTCAGGTCTATCAATTGTCGGATCTGATTGTATCCCGACAATTAGGTAATCACATTGTTGTCTTGCTTCACGCAGCATGCTTACATGCCCAGCGTGAAACAAATCAAAGGCACCACAAGTAAATCCAATCTTCATTATACCCTCACCTAAACAATAATTAAGCAGCTGGCCCCGTAGGGCCAGCTGTACTACAAGTAAATTACTTTTTTGCAGCGTCTTTCTTTTCTTCTTTCTTTGCTTCGGCCTTAGGAGCCTCTTTCTTTGCTTCAGCCTTTGCTGGCTCTTTCTTTGCTGGTTCAGCAGCAAAACCAACAGTTGCACAGAAAGCCAGAATTGTAGCAATAAAATATTTAATCATAATATCTCCATTGATAAAGTTTAAAAATATTTCGGTTCGTTACCTTCACGCAATCCAAAGTTAGAGTAGTCTAACGGGTGTTGCTATCGAGCTACAACTAGCCAAAATAGGGGCTGTTTTGATAACAAGGTACAACCCCTCAAACCCCGTGGAGTTTACGCCGCTAGGCGCTCTTCTCCATAAAATGCATCGTTTGCATTTATAGTTTTTGCTCTGATTACGTCAGTCGCCTCTCGTGCTGTCTGTTCCGTTACTCATTGCCCTGTCGAAACCGGTCGCCCCCATCAAAAGCATACTTAATTCCTCACCTTATGGAGTCTCCCACTGCCAGGCGCCTTGCGTGGAGCCGATCCTAGTATGCTTTTGGTGGAGGCGGTGGGAATCGAACCCACGTCCAGAACACCTTTCTCTTCACTTCATACAGCAATACCTACATCTTATATGTTATTTATGTAAAAATCAACTGCTTGATTATATTTGTTCGTTCTGACGCACCACGCTGCTCGAGCAAATTGCAATATTCAATGAATAACAAATCCTTGTTGAACTGCGAAGATTCTTTTTGATATTGTGAAACCAATGTTTCAAACCTGTTCCGAACATTGCAAAATGCAAGGACCAATTCTTCTGCCTGGTCGCCAATCTGCTCTTTCACCCACTCTCTTGTAATGTTAACTGGCCCCTGTTTGTAAAATTCCGTTCCGTAGATTGAATGAAACAAACACGCATCAATTAAATACTGGGGAGCTCCATTACTGATCGCAACAGCTGACGTACCAATAAGATGTTCGTAAAATGTACGACCCGCGTGTGGTTTGTTGATTGTCATATCGTAGAGATAATCAATCTTGTTTTTTTGAACTGACTTGTATGTTTTAAAAACAAGAACCTTACGTAATTCACCACACAATCTACTTAACGGTCGTGATGCGTGTTCTATTTGACCATCAAAAATTAACATCCGCCCGTACTTGGGAAGAACAGATTTTGCTATTTCTCTGTGGGTATCAAACAACGATGTTTCCCCACCCCAATCAGCATTCCACAGTTTGTTGAGATATAGGATAATCGTTTCCCTTGTTGGTGAGTTTTCCTTGTCATCATCATAGTACGGATCATCACGGTGTATGTAACCATCTGTTCCAAATGTATAGCCGTTAATGTAAACTCTACTCAGTATTCGCTCACCAACAAAGTGACGTTTCAGATATTCCCATAACACTAGAAGATCATGATCCTTAGAAGACAGCTGTTCCGAAATATCAACAAGCAATTTCTTACCTTGAATGCAGATAGGAACGTTCCAGTGGCCCTGATCGTATGCCATTTTTCTGTTTGCCTTCCAACCATAACTAAACTGGTTGCTGTAGCGCAAATCAATGGCATTGAGCAAGTTGGGATTGACACATCCATCGTAAAACCGTGCCGGAAAATATTTTCTTGTCATCATACAAATAATTTTTTAATTACACCAAACAATATACCCCCTGTTGGAATAATTAGCAACAAGGTAGCAAAAAAAAGTATAACGCCGACAAAAATATTTACAATCCACGTAATAAAAAGAAGGGGGATTAACTCCCCCCTCCTGTTATGCAGCTTCAGCAAACTCGACTGCTTTCTCGAGTGCACGCATTTTCAGCGAGCGGTTCGGACCAAACCATGCCGAGGCAAGACGACCTTCCTGAGTGCGACCGAGCTTGTGATCGACAAGGTAAGTCACGGCATTGAACGGCTGCCACCAGGAACCCTTTGCAAAGTCGGCACCAGGCTGGGTCTCGAGAATGTTCAGAGCAACCTCTGCAGTCTTCGACATCTCCTTGCGTGACTCCTCTTTCTGCGTAAGGACCGGGAACAGCTGTTTGAAGTAGTCCTTAACATCAACAGTCTTGGCTTTTTTCTTGCCAAGGAACTGAGCCATCTCTTTATACTTGCGAAGTTGTTCACCTGCAATACCAAGAGTCATTTTAACCTGCTCAGCATCGAACACGGACTTGTGTGTGCACTTGACAACACGGTCACCCTTCTGGGACAGCGCAAGAGTCAGCGTGTTATTACACACAACACGAATCGGAGTGAAGCGAACATCAATCGACTGACCAAACTTATGGGGGTTCGTAAACATCAGATAACCCTCAACCTTGTCCCCACCAAACAGCTCAAAGCCATCCTTGATCTTCGCAAGGGCCCAAACAATCTGTCCATTCTTAAGCGAACCGGCAGTATGCATTTCCATATCACCAGCATGCACAAACTCATCAAAAAATTCGAACGCAGTATGGTTTTGCACAGGAATCCAGTCGTTCGAAACAACGTCGAGAATCGAATTGTCAGAAGAACGAACCAGGGCAGACTTACCGGTCATCAGTTCTTCACCATCAACGCGAATGAATGCAGGAACCTTATTGACATTCCAGTCAAGACCAGCAGTGACGAGCATTTGCTCAGGAGACAGGTCAGCAGGAACTTCTTTGCCAAGACCGTGCCAGGGAGTTTCACCAGCGTACGCCATCGTTTCAATCATGTGTGCCATAATATATTACTCCTTAAAGTTAAACACCAAGACCCATACCAGCAAGAATAAAATCCTGCGTTTTCTTCAACTGCTGAGCTTTAGAACGTGCAGCAACAATTGCATTAATGATTTCGTTCTTTCGCTCTTGCTTACCACCGCCCGCTTGAACAAGCTCGATGCATTTTTGCTGAAATGCCTCAGCCGAACAAGCAGTGAAACTATCATACAGATCAACAAGCGCCTGGTTACCCAGCGTATCATTTTTCAGGCGCGGCTTTGAACTCGTTTGCGTTTTGAACATAACAACTCCTCTTTAACGTTAGAATCATTGTATATCAAACCGTTTAGAAAGTCAACAGTTAACCCTTTGAAATTTTCCTATGATAGTAATATGCTGAAGTATAAGGAATTTTTAATGCTTTTGCTATTTGCTCAGTGCATTTTTTAACGCTTTTATCACCATATTTTTTGTAAACCTCAATTGCTTTGGTCATTTTGTAATTGTCGTCATCTTTTGACACGGCCTTACGTGTCTTTGCATTCTCCTCGGGCATTGATTTACCGAGGAACGCAAATGTTTTCATAACACTTTTATGTGCTTCTTTCTGAGCTTTTTTAATATCGAACTTTTTTGTGTTTAGTACAAGTTCACGAATTAAACCAACAGCCATTAATCTTGCAGCTTGAGGATCCTGAATTGAGTCCACACCAAATTTCATTAAAATGATGTTTGCCTTCTCTCCAGGATTATTTGCTGTATAGATGGAATGGTTTTGATATTCGATAATTTTGTAGATGGATTCTGTTGGGTCAATTTTTAATTTTACTAAAAGTTCCTCACCTGTCATAAAACAACCTTTTTAATTTTGTCAAAGTAAATAGAAACAGCAAGCCTGTTTTCATCCTTGAATCTCTCTTCACTGATATGGTGAAGGTCGTCGATGAGATTAATATATTCATCGGCGTCGATGGAACCACGTGTGTACAGGGATATGTACACTTGTGCACGTGTTGACACGATAGAGTATTGCTCCGGCTCGTTAAAACACTCGCGAGCTATGTTAAACGCGTTCATCGATAAAAACTTTCTTGACCCCATCGTAGTATTGCGATGCCTTTTTAACAAACAGTTGAGGCTGTTGGTTTTCAACAGCTATCAAAACTGCAATCTGTGGTACGTATATATCATACCGCTCTTGAACCATTAATGCATAAGCTGTGCACTGTAAAAAATAACTTTCAATCCACTCTTCCCGTTTAAGCTTTGAGGCAGTCTTAAAATCGAGAATTGTCTTAACCCCATCAAACGTACAAAAAACATCACACCGGCCAGCTGTCTTTAGATATTTTGAGTAGAGAGGAAACTCTTGTCCATGAACAGTTTGAATACGCTCATCAACTATCGGTTTAACAGTGTTAAACAAATCAATTGTTGTAGGGAGGCACTCTACAAGAAAGTCTTTTTCATTATTAATATACTTCTCAAGAAGAGCGTGAACCTTTGTTCCTCTTGTTGCTGCTTGTGTTGTTATTTTCTGAGCTTGTTCCTCACCAACCCTTTTACGCCACGCTATAATACCATCTTTTGAAAGAGCAGAAAGAACTATGTTACAGACTTGTATTTCTCTCCTTCTGGTGTGACGTAATATCTAACACCGTCCTCGTTAACCGTAGACAGCTCAATTTCTTCAAAAAGTTTCTGGTGCTCAAAATACTTTGTTTTCATAACCTAGTTTATCTTTTGTAATGATATATTGTTTAACAACATCTGACCTCAATATATCGTCCTCTTTAAATTCAACGTGCTCGAAACATTTCATTTCGTCAAGAATTTTTATAAAGTGTTTCAGTCCGTCTCGCTCTAGCTGTTTGGATAAGTCTGCTTGTCTGTAATCACCGCAAAACAACAATCTGCAGTTAGAACCTATGCGAGTGATAATACTATCAAGCTCGTGGAAGTTCATGTTGTTACATTCATCGACAATCACAATCGCGTTGTTAATTGTTATGCCTCTGATGAATGACGTTGTGACAAAGTCAATTATCCTATGATGCTTTAGAACTTCATACGCATCATCCCTACCAAATAGTTCACTACAGATTCCTCTGTATGGTGATTCATACACTTTTGTTTTATCTGTTTCGTCACCAGGAAGAAAACCAATGTCTCTTGTGGGGACAACACTTCTGATGATTACAACGCTGCTTTGTAATGAGTCGCGCTGCATTACACTGTCGAGACCAAGATACAGAGACATGAAAGTCTTGCCTGTTCCTGCTAGACCATGTAAGAGAAGATTCTTGCCTGTGTTAAAATTATCGAACGCTTTTTGCTGATTATCTGTTAAAGGTGTTATTTTATTTAATCGTAAATTTGCTTGCGGTATCTTTATTCCATCTACGTAAATCTGATTGTTGTTTTTATTTGTTGTTGTTTTTTTCTTCTTTACAGATTTTTTCATCAGACCTCAAAAAGTGTTAATGTTACTCTTATAGTGCTTTCTTTTGATGTCTTTCAACTTGTCTCTAAATGCATCGTGGGGCTTTTTTAAGCCAAGTCTTACGGGGTCACCAATGGAAGGAGCACCGGCGTGATGTCTTTCAAGATGAGGATTATTTTTACAATACTCTTCATACTCAGACATTTTTAAAGAGACTTCGATAATTTCATCGGTCTCTTTGTTCTTGAAATCGTAAAGGGGCATATCAGGAAACTTTTTTTGCTTTCTTCTTGCGAGGCTTTTTTGTCTTTGGAATAGCCACGATGTGACCTGTCTGTGTGTCAGCAACTACGTACTCGTGCATTTCCGTGTGAAATGATAAGCTGTCTGTATATTCTCTATCAACAACAGGAGGCATACCTGATGGTTCAGACGTGCTCCAATGTTCTACTGGGTAACGTTTGTCTGTGTACCAATTACTAAACTGATGAATTTTATCCTCAATCCAAACTGCCAGAGTTGAGTCCCAGAAAAAACGCTTATTGTTCATTATAATTCCTATCTGCGTGTTGGAAAATCACAATCAGATAACTCATCCAGCTTATCGATATCTTGAGTTCTGATATATCTATCTAAATTTTTGAACGAGGCTTTTTCAATGCTACTTTTTTTGTATTTATAAAAGTGTGACTCTTTTTCATTTTCTTCAGCAACCCGCGCTGATTTTTTAAACGTCTTGCCCATACGACCTAATCACTCCTGTTGTGTAATTAAACCAGGGAATGCTTCATTAACAATCTTTGCCGTGATTCCCTTAAACGGTAGTTTTTTATCTTTAACACTATTGAGAAGTTTTGCATCGTTCTTGTCAATTGATTCGAGAAGTTGAATGTACAGCATTTCTCTTTTTAGTTTTGACAAGTTGTTGTTGCCATTTTCACAAAACAAATACAGCCGACGAATCTCTGAATACAATCTTGCTTCCTGGTCAAGAAACTCACAAGGCTTATATGGAGGAGCTCCATGCGGTAGAACAAACTTAATAGTGGGGTCGAGAGCATATTTTAAAATTGCTCTCAGTGCAGCATTATCAAACTCTCGCAGCTTATTAATCTTCTCATCTGTTTTCTTACACTTCGATACTTCTTCAAGCAATTCATAAAGTGATTTACGTTTCATTAAAACTCTCCCACATGTTCCATAAGGTTCTTCAATTTCATAGAAACAAAGTAATTAAAGGTTTTGGTTTTTCGGAATGCTGACGTTT